GCACATCAATATGCTTCAATTGGTTCTCAGAGCCTGTCACGATAATGCTGTTTGTGGTCGGTAGCACCTCAACTTTGTAATTTTTAATCGCTTTGTTGTTCAGTGTCTGATTCTGAGTTGCAGCAAGCATCGAGGAAATCAAATCAACGACCTTGGTATTTCGAACGTTCTCAAAGAAGTACAACTTCACTTGTGAGGGTTCGAACGTTTCCACCTTGTTAGCATCAGCAATGATGGTAAAGACACCGTGGTCATGTGTAAGCTCGTAGCCGTGCGCACGAAGTACCGAAAGGAAAAAGGCAGGATAGTCCTCATCTTTCAAATCCGGTGCGGTAAAGCTGACCTCACCAGTGACACCATGACCGAGCACAACTGTGTTTCCAGTATGAACCGAGAACCACGATGCAAAGTCTCCAATCGGTGTGTTCTTTGCCTCAAAAGGCGCAGAGCTTGCGGCAAAAGAAGGCGAGCTGAGCAGGGCGAACGTAAGCAGTAAATTGGTAATGCTGGATGTGGAAAAGTTGGAACAAGCCGTTGTTTGTTTCTCAACTTTACCACAGCGCATGGTCAGTAATGAGCTCGCAAACAGTGAGCCTCTGGCGCAATAAAATTCTTTTTGTTTTTTTGAAAGAAAAGCTGTGAGTTTTGCGATTATCCATGACATAAAGCGCACCTTTTTCCCTAGCACATGACTTTGAATGATTGACCGTTGCCACTCACCGTAATGGAGCAAGAGCCGTTAGATTGAGCCGTAAAGCCTTTTGCGTATAGTTGCGACGACGACAGGCGTACATCGTCCTTAACCAACACAAAAGACGGGGCAACGTTTGGGGGATTCATTGACGATTCGATTCGATAGCCGTCGAGCAAGTCACTCAATGACTCGCGAGGCACCGCGGCTTGAGCCGTTTCGGGTTCCGTCGACATGTTCGGCGTGCCAACTAAGGTGAACACCGCAAACGAGACGGCGACACCTGCCGCAAACACACTGAATCGAGAATATTTTCGGAGATAGATTTTCGTAATGCGCATGATATTTCTCAACGTATACGGGACAGTGTAACGTCCGTGGGTATAGTAGGGCGGCAATACTGAAAAAACGCCGTCCTCATAGTTGTTCCTAAACATCTGCTTAGTGTCGTAAGAACTGTATAAGTCCGTACCCCAGAGCATCCATTTATCGACGGTGAGCGAGTTCGCGTTGTCACCATACTTCACAATGCCAACGTGCAACTTGGGCATTTTCAACTTGAGTTGACCGAGCGTCAGAACGGATACCGCAGTCGAGATGATAGGGACTTGAAGACGGTCTAAGCGGCGACAAAATACGGTGTGTTCAGCCAGTGCGAGACGTGCTTGTTTATCAACAATCGAAATGTCTTGAACGATGAAAATGACATCCCACCCAAGCTTTCGAATATGCAAAAGGTGATCAATTAACTTTTGTCGATTCTTGTCGTTCCATGTGCGCGAGTTAAACCACGTTCCGCACTCATCGAGCACAATCAAGCCGTCTTTTTTAGTGTCATAGCTTTTGTTTGCCGAACCAATCACCATCAAATCTTCCACTTGAGGCTTGTCCGGTAAGCGATAAAGGCGAGTGTTGCGCTTATCGCGTCCAAGCATTTCTTTCAAGTTGATATCGAGGTTTGTCGCCACAGGCACACCGCGCATAAATGCCTCACGAATCTTACCGACTGCCGTTAGTGTTTTACCTGAGCCGAGCTTACCCGTGACAAAGTAGACCGATGCCATTACGCCGCCCTCACAATCGCGTAGAACTTCCACTCCCACACCCAACGCAACAGACGCGCCGAGTAAATCGCACTCACACAAGGAATTGCGTTGTTAGGAATGAACATGCCAGCAGTTTGTGACCAAAACGGGGGTGTGACGTAAGAAAGCCCAGTGGCAAGCGTATAAATGGCAAGAGTGAGTGCGAGAGTAAGCCCAATCAATAAGGTAATAATCACCAAGTTAATCGTGACGTTGCGTGCCTTGGCGATGAAGAACCAACCAAACAGAGTCGTCGCTATTTGTGCAATAAACGCGACCAAAGCAGGTAAACGCAGTGCCGCACTAATGCCTGAAACAATAGGTAATAGCTGAATCATTAGTAATATCTCCCCGAACCTGGCTTGTTACTTGGTACAGGCGTGACCTCTGTCAGCAGGATTTCAACAAGGGTCTTAATCGTGTAGATGTAAATCAGAATGGAAAGGAGCATTTTCAACTTATGAGAGAACTCACAAGAGATGGAAACATTCCCACCATTGAGCGTTGGTAAAGAAAGCCGCATACATTGGCTAGGCTGTGGAAGCAAGTTAAGGAATGAATCAGAAACCGCGGTAATATGCGCCTCAGATTCAGCCGTAATATTCTTTTCGAGCAAATCATTTGCCGCACCAACAACCGTAGATTCATAAGAGCCTAAGGCACCGGAAACAATCGAATCCGCTTGAGTTAATGCATCACCAACAAAGTTACTATCCACCCCATGAGGACTTTCACAGAATCTATTCTCAGGAGTAGGTACACATGGTTTTAAATCGTCTAGCTTATCCGAAAGCTCATCAAACCCTTGTTGGTTGGTTTGCTGCAAATCTCCAAGGTCACTAGACAGTTGACCAAAACCATTACTTAACTGGTTGTTCGCCGAAGTCAGCAAACGGTTTGTATTGTTGCCAATATCAGACAACATATCGGACTGACCTTGAATCGCATTCGCTACATGGTTTGCATTATCGACGACAGTATCCGTATTCAAATCAACCGACGCCTTGAGCGCATCGAGAGCGGATTTAGTTTCAGCCTGATTCTTGTTCATATCGTTATTGATGCCAGTTAGCTGTGCATTCAAATCACTATTCATGGATTTAATAGCGGCGAGGGTATCAATAGTATTATCGACATCAGGCTCAGGTTTATCGGGGTCGGTCGAACCCGTACCATCACCACCGGAAGCACCGCCACCTGGTTTATCAGGGTCGCCTAAATCACCACCCGTTGGAGGGTCGATATCGGTATCAGTGGCACAAGCTGGCCAATTAGGACCGCCAATAACACAAGATTCTGGCTTGGGAGTGTCACACCAGTTGTTTTCTGGTCTACAGCACGTACCGTACCTAGGGTCCCAGTCCGGCGAGTCAGGTGTACATTCTTCAGGCTCTGGGTCTTTACATGCAGGCCAATCAGGTGAATCAGGGGTACATTGCTGAGTAGGAGGTGGACAGCTCATATCAAGATACTCGTCCTCATCCCGACAAATGATATTGGCTTGATAGCCGGGCCCCTTTGCTGAACATGATTGAGAGTAATCACTCATTTGCTGAATTGTGTTGGGGCGACTACAGAACGGCGGAGGAGGCGGCTCCTTACAAACCCCATCAATTAGCTCTTGACCATCAGGACAGCCACCAGAAACGGGAATTAAATCAACTCTCGACCAATCTTCATTCCATCTTCCACTCTTAAAATATCGGTGTTTAACCTCAAGACTATAGCTACCAGAACGTTGATTAATAACAGCGTGCTCTCTTCCATCAATCATAAAGGAGCGCCCAACACAACTGCCTACGCCTTGAGGGTCGACATAACTCCCAGAGCTAATACCAAAACAATTAGAAAAAACGGCAATGTAACCACTCCAACCGTGAACTTTCATTACGGACGCATTAGCACTAAACGAAACACTCAGCAAAATAACCAGTGACGCAATGCTTTGTTTAATACTCATTTATTTTCCTCATAAAAAACGCCCCCATTCGGAGGCGTTGACCAATGGGTGTATAAAGCAACTGTTAGAATTACGTTGCTTTGTTTGCACCTTTCTTGAATAGCTTGATGCCGATGAAGCCGACTGTCATTGGCACGGCGATGCCCCATGTCGAGGTGAGCATTTCAGTGACGTAACTTGCCAGCGTGCTAAAGGCTTGTGTTGCCACTTCTGGAAGTGCTGCATTGGCAGAAGATGCTGCCATGAGAAGTGCACCACCAAATGCCGCACGTTTTGCTGTTACTACTGCGCCAGCCTTAGCCATTGCTGCGCGTACTTTGCTTTGCTTTTCCATAGTCTTATTTCCTATGTTATGGTTTATGAAGAAGTTGAAACCTCAGCCGCTTTCTTGAATCCGAGAATGTGGAAGCCAATCGAGAAGCCAAGGATAAAGGCTGTCGCGAAACAGCCGAGCATGAACTCTGATGACAGCATTTATCTTTGTCCTCCGACCATCCAACCGAGCGCAACTAACAAGAAACAAATGCCTAAGAACACCATTAACTGAAAGTTATCGAGTCGAGCCATTAGCTCTGCAAATTGCGTCTCGGTCATGATTTAACCCTTACTTTTCGTTAAGTTGAGGTAGGGCGTAGAGGTGGAAACCGTCGATAGAGACGTGTTTACCCTCATCGTTGCCAAAGCTGAACTTCTTGTGTTCCACATCAAACATCATGCGATTACCCACACAACGCTTGAGCAGTTCGCCAGCCTTGCCGTTTTCCCAAAGCTCAGGAGAGACACGCACTTCAATAGTGTCCGTTGGATTGGTCGTGATAAGACGCAGCTTGCCGTTTTGCTTTTGTTCGCCGTTACGGTCTGTTTTGGTTTCTTGAACGATGTCCGAAACATCTAGAATTAAACCTTCCATTCTCATAGTGTTTTGCCCTTATTTTTACGTTGTTGGTTAGTTGAAAATTGAAATGACAGTTATTGACACAAGTCCAAGGGAAATTAATGCATCATGTCGGGCGGGGCTGCGCCCACCCAACACGACGCATTAATTTCCTGAGGGTCGGTGAGCAACAGCGCTTCCATTTCGTCATAGAGCGCTAGGTGTTTTTCGTATTGCTCGTAAAGGTCGTCATACATACGCTCGTATTCTTTTTCACGTTCTAGCGCGTCGAAGTAATCGACCACGTTAGACATGATGCCTTGTTGAGCACGGATGAATTGCTCTTTGTTCTCGGTCTTCCAAGTACGGAAGCGAGTCGCGATAAAAATCTTATGGAACATCAAGCCATTCAAACGCGCTTGAGCCATATCGCCGTATCGAGTCGATGAGTATTCACCGCCCGAAGCAATCAGTTTTTCGATAGAGGTTGAAACGGAATATTCCGCTTTTACTGGTTGGTCTTTGCGCTTAACGAACACACCGCCCATTGCGTAACAAAACGCTTTCCAGTCGCCCTCATCAGCAGAGCGGCGAACCTTTTCTAATAGAAAGTGTTCGTCTTGAGATAAATCTGTAAACAAAGCATCGTCCTCTTTGAATTCATCACGAAGACGACGAAGCTCACGCCATACCGTGACAGATGGACCACCAATAAATTGAAATTGACGAATTTGATTCACACGCGCCCAAGTTACGACACGTTCTGCCGCATCTGAGCCAGACAAAGACGAACCTTTGTCAGAATCAATGTGTTGACCGTCGATGTTTTTGCTCAGGTACTTAGCGACATAGCCAACAGCTGAACCTTGCGACCAGTCGATAACCTCCGCTTTGAAACGAGCTTTCTTTGCGCCTTTTTCGTCTGGCGAGTCAGCCATAGCAAGACGACGAAACTCAGACGTCACAAATTTGCGTGCGGATTTTTCCATGAACAGTAACAAGTGGTGATGCGGCGTGCCGTCTTGGTGAGGCTCAACAATGCGCATCCCGTAAACCTTGATTTTGCTCTTATCAATCGACTTACGAAGATTCGCCCAAACGCCCATTAGGTAAGCGTGAGCTGCTTTCGCGTCAGGCTTGCCAGCCTCAAGCCATTTAGGGTTGATGTCACCCTTAGAAACAGAGTGAAAACGAGACGGAGCTGTTACCGTGAAGAACACCGCATCGTGATTCGATTCTTGAGCGATTTCCTCAAAGCCACGCAGACGAACAAACATTTCAGCGCGGCGAATCTCAGCGTTAGAAACCGACTTAGCCGATAACTCACTGAGTGTGAAGTAGTTAGACGGGTCAGCCTCATCGTAAGCAATCGTGTTTTCTAGCGCGATGCGGTTAGACGTATTGCGATCACGTTGACGGTTTAGAGAAAAATCCGAGCAGTAAACTTGCTTACGGCGTTGAACAAGCGCTAAATCACGCGCAACACATTCAACCTCGTAAGCACATTTACGGCGCAGTTGACGAACAAGCCAATGCTCATCAAGAGCACGGTTCACCAATGCGAAAAGTTCACAGTTGTTTTCTGCGTATTGAATTTGCTCAGGTGAGAATGCCAAGCCTAATGAATCAAGAAGCTGACATGCTTTATCAAAACGCGCTTGTGATTCTTCAAGTGGAATTGCACTTAACACGCGAGAAAAGTCGCGTGATTTGCGCTTGGCTAGATTGGTAATTTGCTCATCTGACATCGCGTAGCTGTAGCCGTGCTCAGTCAAACGGTCGTGAGCGTCGTTAACTGCGCGTACAGCTTCCAGAGCGTTGCGTGTTTTCAGAATGTCGGTGTAAGCGCGTGTCATGTGTCGAGCGAAGTCACCGTTACGGTGTAATGATTTCGGCAAGTCCAAACAAGGGTTAGAAGTAGGGCGCTCAATAAAATCTGACAGGTCGTGTGAGTAGATTGACGAACTCATTGCCGATTTCACTGCCGACGGAATGAAATCCTCAGGCGTTGTGAATCTGTGGTCGACGTACTCAAAACGATGGTCGAATAAGTTGTCAGGAATGTGCTCACATGAAGCCCAAGAATGGACAGGAACAAAATCAATCCATTCTTGTTTGCCTGATGCCAAATCAATAACAAGTTCACGCATTATTGAGCCTCAAGCTCTGAGTAGAATTTACGCTTTTCATCTTTGCCAGAGCAATGTGAAACGACCAGATACTCGTAAACGGTGACGCGACCGTCAGAGGCATAGTCGCGAGCCAAATCACCACAAAACTCATGGTCAAGATAAAACGCAAAAGTTTCGTAATCGTCGTATGGGATTTCAAACGAGTCATAGATAAGGGAACCAAAGAAGTAAATAGCCGCCGCAATAACCGAGGCAAGGAATAAATTCCAAGCATGATTCAGATATATTTCGAGATTTTTGGTGTTGAAGACTTCTGACATAACAACCACCTTGACTAGTTGAGAGAGCGACCGCCAAAGCCAAGCGCGAAAGCGTCAAGGGCAAACGCCCAGAGCTAGGCGGTCTTAATTGCGATTTATGGCAATCCTAGTTGCGAAAAATGGCAACTGCAAGATGCGATTTA